AACAGTAGATAGATCTGGAGTATAGGCAGCGCTTACTTTTTTATTATCTACATAGTCTCGATCAACTATAGATCTACTAATGAATTTAGAACCGTAATCAGCATCATATACCAGACCTCTAAAGTTCGGGTTATTAAGAGTTTTTATAACCATAGCGGATTCATTCGCAATTGTTCTCATTTCTAATGACGAGATTGGAGCAGTTGTTCCTGGTGATCTATGCTCCAATGTCACTACATCACTTGCTATACTTAGCCCATTTTTAATATTACCATTAGTGTGTACTATGGCTATTTCTGAGTCTTTTAGCTGTAAAGAATGACTTGCTACTCCTGAGCCCGTGCTAGCGAAGTATGAGGCATGATCATTTATTTCAAATGTATGCTTACCAGATATTATTTTAAATAGTCTGTTACCGCTGGATGAATATATACTCACGTCACTGGTATATTCGCCTCCTAATTTTACTACACCGGATGTTTCTGTTAAACCTGTATTAAAAGTATAATTTGATCCTCCTGATGGTAAAGTATGAAAACCTTTAGTACTTGAAGCATTTGTTCCATAATATTTGCTTGCTCCTGGTGTGCTTGTATCTACATCTGATAATACTACTGCGTGTGGATTTGAGGTATTACTAATGTGTGGTTGTATTGTATTTAATGTAGTTCTTTCTGTAGAAGTTATTATTGAACCACTTCCAGAACTAGTTACGTTATTTAATTCTGATACGGAATGAGTCGATAAATTTGTAATATCAGTAGCGGATACAGATACTTTTGGATTCAGTGGGTCAGTAGCGTCTACTGCTATATTAGCACCTTCTACTATAGATACTATTCCTCCTCCACCTCCGGCTACAGAGTCGACGTACTCTTTATCAACTAATGACCTGTTTGTATATTTTGAAGAGTAGTCTCCAAAATATGTTATACCTTCAAAATTAGCGTTTGGGGCTCTTACTGAGAAAAATGGTGCTTCTACTGTAAATGAGGCTGTGGGTTCAAATGTTACATCTTGGGACCCAACGTACATACTATTGCAAGATACGTTAAAAGCATAAGGGCCTTGAATATGAGAGTTTCTTCTTAAAAACCCAACATCATGAAGATCTGTTTGGTGCGGGTTTGTTAGGGTTGATGTGACATGAACTTGTATATTAGCATTTGCAGGCTCATAATTAGTGTGTGTATGATTTCCTCTTGCTACTTGTTCATAAGCATTTCCGAAAGTCTTATTAAATGCAGTATTCTCTGTGAATTCTGGTTTATAAACTCCATTATGATTGTGAGTTGCTGGAGAGAAATAATTAAATGCGTAACCTCCTAATTTTGAACTATCTGCTGCAGTTGCTGTTATTCCTAGGAACGTTACGTCTGCCTCTGTCTTAGTATAAAAATTAGATACGTCCGTAAGAAGCGTGTCCCAGTCTGCATTAGTTATTCCATGTTTTAGAATGTATGAAGTTGCTTCATCTATTACATACACCATAAGACCTTTAAATCTCTTTACGTTTGGTATAGCGTCTCTTTCTGCGGCTGTAGCCTTTAGATATCTAAGATCTACTGGATATGGTCCCTGTACGTCTAAACTCTGTGGAGTTATTAAGTTGTCTAATATAGCCATATTAAATTTGTTTTATTGTAAATTGAAACACTCTGTCAGGGAATGTCATATTTGTTAAGTCTCTTAAATATATGCAATTATATCTTTGTGATGCGCTTCTTAGTTGAAAATCATAATAATGTGTTCCTCTGACTAACATTACTGGTGTTCCTACAACGAGTTCTGCTATATCTACTATTTCCAAGTCAATTGGAACAAGTATCAAGGCGTGTGCCGATCCATCTGGAACGGTAAGAGTCTGTGTTGTATTTATTCTAAACACTTTCTCAGTACCTTCTGTAAAGTCATTTCTAAACCAGTCATAGTTCAAAGTAACAGCCGGTGATACTGATCCTTGGTTTGGATTGTAATTATCCAACTCTGTAGACTCATTCAGTATTAAATCACTAATTGAGAATCTTTCCGGAGTTGCTCCATAAAAGAAAGACAATGTATCACAACTATTATATAGTATAGTATAAACTATTGTATTTTCTATAATAATCTTATTAAATTTATATACTTTTATTTCGAACTCAATACCTCCTGCGTCATTAAGTATTATATTTGGAATTAAAACATTAGTTTCTCCCGTGTAAGTGGTATCCGCGAATCCAGCTATTTTAACTATTACTTCTATTTTTGTTGCGTAATCTGGCGCATATATATTAAATGATTTTGGAGTTTCAGACATCGTCAGTGTATTAGACAATAATATTTTATTATCCAAATAAACTCTAATTGATTTATAACCATTTCTACTTTCATTAACCCCAGCGTCCCCTCTAACAGTCGGCACTAGTAATTGATCAGATTTTGCATTCATTGAAGAAGCTCCAGCTAAAGATAATAATTTATTTATTATGTAGTCATCTACTTCCTCAGATCCATACGCATATTCTTTTAAGAAATCATAAATAGTTACTAATTCACTCAGTTTCAATCTAGTGTCTCTTATGGGCTTATTACTATACCCATATTCTTCCATAGATACTAAGGAAAGATTTAATGCGTCAATTTCTGGTCTTAGTTTGTTTATTAAAAACTGATCTACTTTTATTGTATTTTTAGACATATTGTATTTATATTATATTAGTAAAAGCATTATTGACCAGTTAACTGAGTTAATCATATGCTGTGCTAAATCATATCTATGTTGTTCAGCTGCAGCTTCTAAGGTTCTCAATTTCGGTGCTAAAGCATTTAATCTGGTAAACCATTCAGAGTCTAATGTCTTATTTAGTAGCGTCTTATATAATGCTAATGTTTTTATAATTACTAAGAAGTCATAAGATTTATTATAATTAGAAGCACTGTGCAAACTTAAGTCGTAGATAGGTTCTTCGTATAAAATATCGGTAGCTAAATCTAACCATGTTACTAAATCTGGAGACATGTAAACAGCTCTATTAGATGTTTCATTATATCTGATATCTAGAGAAGTAACAATCTCATTTGCATCATATTTAGGAAGTGCTATTGATACTAAACTGTACCATCCGTCATAAGCATATGCTCCATTTATGTATTCTGGTGCGAAAGAAGTTTTAATATCGTATCTATCATACTTATGTATAGCGGAGTAGCTGTTATCTTTTAATAACTTTATATCAGATAATTGTAATGTATTATTCTTCCACTTATTACTAGTTTCTTTTAAATTGTATTCTAATTCAAAGTCGCTATTAAGAAAAAGCTTTGAAGGATTATATTCTATATTTGATACATCATCTGCAGATCTAGGGCCAGAGTTATATACTAATGATTTTAAAATTTCTCCGTATCTATTTATAGTGTTATAGTACAGTAAGTCCAACTTATAGACTGCTCCTGTACATTTTAAATCAAATGGAGTTATTTCTATTATATTACCATCTAAATAAGTCTTCTGCATAATTTTAGGTTGTATATTTTATATTATAATTATGTATCTTAGTTGTTTCTGTTGATACTGATGAGGCTAGCTTTAACATTTGTAAACTATATAACGCATCTATTGGTTTATGGTCTAACAATTGAAATTTTGCTTTCTCCCTTAAATTTTGTAATAAAGATGTTAGCTCATATGAGGCTCTATCATCATGGCTTTTAAATCCTGTCGATAGTAATACATCTTTTATTATACCGTATTTTGCATATCTACTTATTAATATATCTTGCATTATGGCTCTTGGTGGGGGGTTTTTTGTTATACCTTGACTAAATGCAAGCTTATCTTCGTCTGTGGGTGCACCCCAAGAGGTAGCCCATTCTTCATCAGTTATATCATAAGAATTATTATCTATTAAAGATATTAATAGACCTTCGTCTATTGTTATAATATCTCCTATGCCATATACTCTAGTATCTAACCATACTTCGTAATCAGTTAGTAGCAACTTATAAACTCCGTCTGTTGATTTATCGTACTTATATTTAGAATCAGATGTTATTGTATATGGTACTGACAGTCTTTTAGTTCCGTAGTCAGTATTTATATTTGCTTCATAAGTGTATAACTCTATAGTTATCTCAGATGAACCTTGTGTAGTATAAACTTTTCTAGGTATTATTAATACTTTTGAAATATCCATGGCGTATATTTTATCAGTAAACTCCCCAGGGTCTCTCATACAATAATCTAGATCAGTCTCTGCTATCTTTACGTTATCAATTAGTTTATTATCAAAATCAACATTACTGAAAAATAATGATAGCTGTCTTTTAGCAAATATTCCTGTTGGTAATGGTATTCTAGGCATTATATTTAGAATCGTTCCATTAGATTCTAACTCGCCTATAAATAAATTCTGATCTATACTATTAGAGTAAGGTATATTTTCTGCTATTAATTCTGTTACTATTGAAAATTCTACTTCTTTTACCATAATTATAGATTTTTTATTTCTTTAGAATTACCTACACCTAAATACAATTGTTCTCTTTCTAATTGCACTGTTTCTTTCTTAAGCTCAATTTGAGAATTATTATATTCTTCCATAACTCTTAATTTTTCTTTTTCAACTTCAAGTTTCTCTGTGGCTTCAGCATGTTTCAGTCTAATTTCTTCTTGTTTAGAATGAGTATTGTTATTCTTAGAAGCTTCCAACTGTTGTTTAAGGTTGTTCAACTCTCCAGTCATCTCTTTAAGTTGCTTGTCTTGCTGTTCTATTTGCTGCTGTGCTTTACCTATGGTTTCTCCCTCAGCTTTTTTCTTAGCCCAACCTGTTGCTATTAACTGAGTTATCTCAGTTATAGAGTCTGATAAGATTGCGGTTGTTATTGTGTCTGGATCAACTGCACCAGATGATACAAGTTCTTTAGCTAGACCTCTCATCTGCTCAACTTTAGCGTTGTCTTTAGAAGCGTAAGATATTGATATTGCATAGTCTGTGAATGAGAAGTTATCTGGAAGGATATCAAATGTATAAGCTTCTGCTCCAGCAATATAAGATAGTTTTTTACCATCTTTATAGGTTATCTGCGCCATTTTAACTAAATCGCCCATTATTCTAGTCTGATTTGCTCTAAACAATTCAAATAGAGAGTGATTAATCATCATAGCTTGTTTCATTCCTTGTCTTACGTTTGATACAGCTTCTCGTTCTTCTATTGCTCCTAACATCTGCGGGTTAGTTCCTGCAGTTATATCTGCTTGATGTTCTAACTGCTCTAATATACCTCCAATTGCTTGTAAGGCTCGTCCATCTACTGTATTATCAAATGATCCATAGTTAGTAAATAATTGAGCTCCACGTTCTGTAGGGTCGATTAATTCATGACCGTTTTTCTTTAAAGCCATGTAAGTATATAGTCTATCCATAAAGTCAGTACCTAATACTTTAGGAATTCCAGCTATATTTATTCTGTCTCCTTTCACTCCTGAATTAGCTAATAAATTATCTCTGTGGAACATGGTTAAATCATATACGTCTTGTATATCTTTAAGTGCTCCTACTATAGAGTAAGGTTTTCCACCTCTATCATTATTTAAAACTCCTCCATAAGAAAAATCACATGTATATGGATCATCTTGTGTTCTTGGAATGAATTCACTCTTTCCGCAATTAACGTAAACTGTTCCGCCTATTCTAGTACCTTCATATCTATCTAATCTTCTTACTTTCTCTGAAGGTTTAAATTTGATACCACTCTCTATAACTTGTAACTTTCGCTGCTCTTCCGCATCTATTTTTACTTCATTAGTAGCTAACCATTCTATATGACAAACTTCCACTGTATAAGCTGAATTAAAGTGTTTCTGTCCTAACATAGGATCTTCTTCTCCGTAATATAATTCTATATCTAACCCAGAGTTCAGGCTTCTTGCAGTTCTTGACATGTATCTACCACCAAATAACTCTTTCATCTGTTCTTTAGTCATAAATTTTCCATACTTCGCTGCGACTTGCTTATGTGTTAGATACTCTCTATGCACTACAGCATCTGTACCTTCTATAAATGGAGTGTTCGTGTTCTTGTTGTGGAAGAAGTTTTCAGGTTTGATAACTTCAAAAATTGGGTCAGAGCCTTTTCTTTCGTAATATACTCTGTAATAGCATTCTCCAGTAACAATTAAATCATGTACTAATGTAGCTAGTTTTCTTCTTAACTCCATTCTATTACTTCTTTCAAAATAACTGCATACTTTTTGTGCTGCTATCTCGAATCCAGATAAATAGTTGGTTCCGTACTGGTCAGTTACTGTTTTTAGGTTTTCTTTTAATTCTGCGTATGTTGGTGTATCTTTATCATGTTTTAGAGCGGCTGTCACATTATCTGCAAAGGCTTTTAATGAGCTGTTTATACCATCTAATTTCTTTTTCTTCTTCTCTTCTTGTATAAGATCTATAGTCTTATTATCAGTGCAAGATACTGCATACGTAAATGAGTCAGATTCTAATTGAGCCACTATAGAATCTACTCTAGGTTTTATTATATTTGTAAATTTTAAAACAGATGGTGTCCCTATTCCATAGTTTTCTGTAAGATAATCAAAATCCTTATTATCTCTAACGCCGTTATAGTAGTCTCTAAATGTTTTAAGGTGGGATTTAGACTGTACTAAGGACGATATCCAATGATCCATATTACCCTTTAAGTAATCTAATTCGGATTTTTGATTTTCCGTTATATATAGATCCTCGTAGTATATTTGCGGATATTGTGACATTCCTGGTGCTGCCATATGCTTGAGTGTTTGGTAAGTTATTAATAAAAGAAGGGCCCAAAAGTTATATAATGGGCCCCTGTTTTATATCGTGAATAAAATGTCGTTTTCTACGACTATTTTTAAAATCTTTAATTTGTCAGACTCATAGTGTCTAACTACTGTGCCAACGTATGTAGGATACGCCACTAATAAACCTTCTTTTAGTTTGTCGTTTTGTACTGAGTCTCCTACTTTTATTATTTTTCCATATAATAAATCTCCCATTGCTGGATTTGAAGTCTCAATTATTACCTCATTACTCGTTGAGTCAGTTTCTATTTCTTCTACTAGTATTCTGTCACTAGTTGGAATGAAATTACTGTTGCTTATATCAGTTATACTCATAACCTTACCTATTATATCATAGCCTCTGATGACTTTAAATATCCGATCTTCATCTGATGTTATATAATAGCCTGCAAACTCTGTAAATAAAACAGTATCGTTTACTTTTAAATTCTCACAGTGTGTATTAGAATCTACTTCTGGGCCAATCGAGAGTACATTTCCATATCTTACTGCTACATCTTCTTCATTAGAAGCTTCTGTTGTTATAAGCTCATCATAAACATCTTCCAACTTTAATAACTCTATTATTACAGAATCTTTAGCTGGCTTAATATTATTAGTATCTATCATTAGTATGTAGGATACTTATAGTGACTCTTTTCCCTCTTCAAATTCTTCTGGTGCATCCATAGGAATCATATTCATTGGAGCTTTCTCTGTCTCTTGATTATATGATAATACAAATCTTTTAGAGTTTGCGTCTGCGTCTTGAATGATTTTCGGTACTAGTCCGCCTATTTCTACATAAGGTTTAGACCCGATGTAATTAAGCATCGCTTCGTAAATTTCTAATGATAAAATTACGTGCTTTTCTTCTTGGGTTTCTTGTTGTGATTGCTCTTCCATATTAAACATTGGTTTCATTGTTAAAAATTATTATTCTTGAAGTATTATAGTAAAAATAATTTAAACTTTATATAAATTGCTACTTTTCAAGCTCATCTAGATCTAATACATTAAACTGATCATCAAATCTAGCTCTTCCGTTCATATCGACCCATCTGAATCCATTTAGATTCGACTCTTTAAAACTGTCTGTAACCTTAATTCGTACTTGTGGAAGTCCTCCTCGCTGTCTCTTACCTTTCTCATTAGTAAAGAATCCAAATCTAACTAACTCTTTAGCTTCAGCGCCAGACTCTCTGGCTGGTATACCCAACATGTCTTCATCGGCTATCTCGCATAGAGCCATTGCTATAACTAAGTCATAGGTAGTTCTCTCTTCTCTCTGATAATCTCTCAACTGCTCTAATACGTCTGTAAAAAATAAATTCTGACAGTAGTCTCTCGTGTATTCTTTTATCTTACCATCACCATAATCAATTACTCCCGCTGATACAGTTGTTCCTATTAATGTCTGTTCCCTTAATTTTTGTATATGTATTGGGTCAGATCCACCAGAAGACGCTTTTGCTACTGCGGGCCTCTTCATTAGAGTGTGCCATTGTCCTTTCTCTCGAAAGTATTGCACTATTCCTATTTTCGTGAACTCTACATTTACTTTAGCAGAGTAGTACATAGTGAGTTTCAGCACTTCTTCGTAATCGTCTCTAACATCCATACTTCTTCCTATATATTTTGCTACATATAAATTTGAAGTATTCTTGAAGTATTCGCCATCTACAATACGTTTCTTTACTAGTGCTGCTAACGATGATCGCTGTCTATTAGTTGTACTGTCTAACTGTCCTTGATCAATACTATCCACTCCCATAACGTACAATTCATCATATATGCTTTTACCATCTTCTCCATGGTATGGATGCTCTACAATTTCTATATTTCCATTTGGGTTAGATGCCCAGGCTACTCCGTTTATTTTACCAGATTTTGATCTCTGCCATTCTAAAAATCCTACTTCAGGCTTAACTATGTGGGCTGCACCGAATTGTATGTCTGACCATTGTTTCGCAATATTCCTTTGATGGAATATATTAGTGCCCATTTTCTTAAATACTTCCTCTACGGTAAATGGAAATTCTTGTACGAACCTATTATGTAATTCTGTATCTTCTTCTTTTAATTTACGCTCATCAGATAATGATTTTTTAGACCATTCGTCATTGTTCACTGAAGTTCTCTCCCATCCTGCACCTCCATATAAATAATGCGCTGGCGTGAACACACAGTGCTTTTTACCGGCTCTTAGTACAAAGTCATCAACTGATAAAAGATTGTAGCCGTCCGGCCTTGTAAATAGGTCTTTTGCTTGATCTGACGCAACTGACCCACCAGTTCCTATAAGAAATAGTCTAGTCTTATAAATTGAACCTATCCTCCATGATCCTAAACTTGAACTAAAGCATTCTTTAAGATTACCTTTACCCGTGCTCCAGTCACCTACTTCTTCCATTAAAAAAGTATCAGGTCTAGACCCTCTAGTTACTCCGGGATTATCTCCATATATAACTTGTTGCAGTTTAGACATAGGACCCTGTTCTTTCTTAATTCCGTCTATGGTTATTTCGTATCCGGATTTAACGAAATACTTAGTATCTACTAATCTAGCTAATGATAGTGTTGGATGTGCAGTCTCTATTGCTAGTAGCATATCTTTTAGTTTTCCGAAAGCCTCATCTGCGTGTTTTGAATGTGAAGCAGATACAACGTTATGACTATTAGGTTTTAAGTAATAATTCTTAGCTATTATTGATAAGATCATATAAGTATTGTGCGTGACTGTATAATCTGTGGTTAAGTATAAAGAATCTTCGGCATCTACTGTCAAACAAGTAGACTTTTCCTTATAGTCTAGCTTTTTAATATCTACTATAGCAGTTCTATCTCTATGTTTTGCAACTCTATTATTAGGTGTTGTGTTTATCTTTTTTCGTTTTCTATCAAGTAAAAATATTGGTAAGCCAGTATTCATATAAACTCTATATATCGTAAGCTTACCATATCTAACTGATTTTTTTAATTTAGTTTTGATTCCTAAACTTCTAGCCAAGGAAACCACATCTTTAGCCAAATTGTACGAACTATTAGTAAATTCAATCTTACCAGAATTGTTTATATAACCATCCGAATCACATAGCCCACGTAATAACTCTAATCTCTGGTGTCTTGAGCCAAACATATATTCTTTTGGTATGAATTTTTGTTTTGTTTTTACTCCAGCTAAACCAAGATTTTTTATTTTTGTTGTTATGCCCGAAGATTTTTTAAAAAATATTCTACTAAACCCCACTCCATGTTTTGTATTATTATGATTGTCACTATAGTCTGTACTCACTAAGTTTTCAATATTTATAATATGGTCTAATATCTGTCTTTCAGAGTCCACTATTACTAATCTAGTTCCGTGTTTATTAAATGACCCACCGCCTAAAAGTGCGCCCAAAGTATAGGGTTGTAATTTAAATGTTTTTTCTGAATAATTAGCACCATTACCTGTAGGAATAAAATATTTATTATAATTTCTTACTCTTGATCCAGTATTAGTACTAAACGAAATACCTGCAGCCAACATTTCCTTCAACTCAAGTGTTCGTAGATTTCCTTTTACATCGTATACTTCCCACAGATGCTCTAATCCGCAACGTATTTTTCTACCATCTTTTAATATTACTTCATATACGTCATCAACACCCTGTGGATGTATTTGTAATACTTTTATTTTATCTCCTTTAGATCCTATTACATAGTCTCCAGGTAATATATCTCCCATCGGCTTAGGTCCTGTTGGAGTCATCACTGGCTCAGTATCAGGCTGTTGCTTCCCAACGGCACGACCAGCCATCCACATAAAGCCTTTTCCTAAAGAGTGAGCTTCTTCTATTAGTTTAAATATATAATCGTGTTGATAAGAGAAGTAAGGAAAATCTATATCAATATTCGTAGTTACTTCTCCATATTTATTTTTCTTAGCAACTAAAAAAGGAGTAAAATTAAGAAACCAATAATGATCTCCTGTAATTCTAATCCCTTGATATTCAAATCCATGAACACATCTACGTAACTGCTCTCCATACCATTCTAAATTCTCTACGGAGTCTAAGGCCACTGGAGGAGGGTTTCTACCTTCTAAAAACTTAGCTGGTAATTGATTACCATAATGGTAACTTTCTATACCTAACTGTGATGGTCTTTTAGTTCCTCCGTTAACTCTTCTCCACTCTTCTATTCTTCTTAACTCACTTTGAGCAGTACATTTTTCTTTATCAGGAAGCCATAGTTCCTTTATTCCATCTATATTATTTTTCATTTGTGTTTATTTTAGTAATTGTTTAATATGGCATAGAGTTAAACATGAATGTAAAATGATCTACATTTTTTATAGCCTTATCGTAGTGTTGTCTATTTAATATACTTTTTTTATCAGCTAATGCTTTATTTAGCGTTTCAGTAGTTAATATATCAAATCTATTTTTTAACAACCCTTTATGTACTAACTCATCTCTTAAATTTATACCTATAAATGACCTTATTTCTGTTGGATTCATTATATATTTTTGATGTTGTAACATTGATCCAGTAGTTGGCTCCTTAAATAGCATCTTATAAATAAATTTTTCTTTCTCTGGTATCATACTATTTGCTAATAACTTAGCATGCCCCAATTCATGGCTTATGACACTATACACATCTTTATAATTATTAAGATTGACACTAGCTGGATTCAATAGTATATTATTTTTTATCATAGATTTTGTAGCTATGTTTTCTCTTGTGGCCCATTTCTTATTTGTTTTTAATAATTCTAATAATTCAGGACTGTAATGACGTGCCCCCTTCGAACCCGGCCTTTTTTCAAGGTATATATTATTTGGAATTGAATTAGTACCTTGATATACATTACTAAACTCGGTATTAAAGTTATTTGTCTGTAATCTATGATACTTATCATCTGTTATTTCTTTATACTTTTTTATTATACGTTTATTCTCAATCGAATTTGTCGCATCAAAGTACTCTTTATAGGCTTTAGCTATAGTTTTTTCTTGCTCAGGTGTTATATGTATTGTTGAATTTTTTCCAGCTTTAACTAGGTTTTTAACTCCTGGCATAGTTTCTAATAATGGTATAGGAAGAAAGTTAGATATTAGCTCAAGATTAGTATTAGCTTTCTGTTTAGTTAATTCTGGATTAGTTAATACTCCTGCCCACAACATATTGTTGGGATTCTGCACACCCTCTCTTCTTAAGTCATGTATTGGGTAACGTATCTGACCTGACTTTTTCTTTAAAGTTTTAGCTTCATGATCAACTTGAGCTTTATAGCTTGGGTTTCCTTGATACATAGCGGAGTGTGATGATGCGTTATGATTTAATCTGAAGTCTGTTTCTAATTTAGCTTTCTTATCTACATCAGACTCATTCATTACTTCAGCTGCGTCATTTAACCTTTCTAATAAAAGTATCTTATCACTAGCATTAAGACCTGCGCGAGTATTATCTGTTTTTACGCTTCTCTGTGCTTTTATAGGTTTATTGTATAGTATCATATGTAGAATAAGTTAGAGTTAGAGCCTGTGTCAACAGTTGGAGTTTTCTTATATTTAGCATTTTTTAATAAAGATAGTAGTAAAGTTCCGTCTTCTTCTCCTTTTGGAGCAGTGAATACAAATTTATCTTCACCTTTCTTCTTTTGTTCTAGCGCTTCTTTATATTTTAGATATGCTAAATATTGTTGTTCTTGTATATATTCTTTACTATTTACGGGGCTTTTACCAGTTAATGTTGCATATGTAGTATTTGCTCCACCTTTAGGAACAGCTATGTAATTAATTTCTTTTAAGTTT